AGAGCTTTATGTAAGAGAAGGCGATTTTGTCCTTTACGGAGATATTTACTATGAGATTGTCACACTGGGAGAGCCAAAACAATTGTTTGGACAAATAGATCACAGACTTGAGATTTCAGCCAAGTGTATCAGAGCAAGAGAGGGCCTGTTCGATGCCACCTGATTATTCATACACAGAAATAGAGGGCGCAAGCGAGAACATTGGAGAAGTTCAGTTCATGCCTTCCACGCTGGAAACCATAGACCGAGCGCTCTTTAATTTTGCAGAGAAAGAGTTGGACATTCATGTTAATACGAATAAGGGCTGGAAAAAGGTGCCAATTATTTGGGTTTCGGCTGAAAGAGCATTCCAGATTAAGGACGATAAAGATCTTCGAGATTCAAAAGGTGTATTAAAGCTTCCTCTTATTACGGTCGAGAGAACATCAGTAGAGAAAGATCCCGGATTTAAGGGCACTTTTCAGGCGCATGTTCCAGATTCTGGAGAAACAAGAAGGATAACTTTGCCAGCGGGAAGAATTATCCAACAAGAAAAGACTTCGAACTTTCGTAATAGCTGGTCTGCAAGACAATATGGAGATCCGGACAATCCTTATATTGGCCATGGCCAGTTAAATTTCCCATCTGTTAAAACGGACAACAGTAGAATAGTATATCAAACAAAACACCTCCCCGTCCCTGTTTATGTCAAAGTAATGTATTCTCTAAAGATCAAAACAGAGTATTTGCAACAAATGAATGATGTATTTCAGCCTTTTGTTACAAAGACAGGACAAATGAATAGTTTCTTTATTTCTCACGAAGGGCATCGCTATGAGGGATTCATCGAAGGATCTTTTGGGCAGGCAAACAATGTCGCCGAAATGGGAGAAGAGGAAAGAAATTACGAGACGACAATCGATCTTAGAATCCTTGGGTATCTCATGGGCGAAGGTCCGAACGACAAAAGGCCCAAAGTATCGATAAAAGAAAATATTGTAGATGTCAAAATACCTAGAGAAAAGGTTATCGTCGGAGATATCAACACCTTCCTTAAGAAGAAAGACAAGGAAAAAGGTTTTTATCGCGAATAAGGTATTTGCCGCGGCACAATACTATTTACTAACTGAAAAGGTCATAATGGTTTATTAAGGAGAGCGCACAATGTCAGCCAGAAAATTTAGATTTGTATCACCTGGAATTTTTATCAACGAGATAGATCAGTCTCAGATACCGGCAGATTCCGAATTAGTCGGTCCTGTCATCATCGGCAGAACAGAGAAGGGACCAGGAATGATCCCTGTGAGAGTTAGCTCTTTCTCAGATTTTGTTGAGACATTCGGTAATCCTATCGATGGTACCGGAGGTGAGCAAGATACCTGGCGAGGCGGCAATCGCAATTCTCCGACTTATGGTGCATACGCTGCACAAGCATATCTTAAAGCAGGCGTTGGTCCTGTAAACTTTGTTCGACTCATGGGCGTTCAGCACGATGAAGCTGATTCTGACGGGCAGGCCGGTTGGAAGACCGCGGCTCAACATAATGTCGCCATCGGCGAAACCGGAGGTTCTTATGGGCTTTTCATCTTCTCATCAGGTTCTCTGAATGGCGCCGCCGTCAATGGTGTTGCCAACACAGGTGACAACATCGTTAATCACTCTGGAACGCTCGCCGCCACCTTCTACATGGATTCTGGCATACCTGTTCTTTCTGGAAATGTGCCTTCTAGTTCGGCTAATCCTTTTTCTCCTCATGAAGGCACATGCACTGTTGTTGCTTCTGATAGCAACGGAAACTTTAAGCTCCGAGTCTTAAGTTCCGCCGGCGCCGAAGTTAAAAGCGCTACCTGTAATATGGCAGAGTCAAGCGCCAATTGGATTAGAAACCAATTCAACACCAACCCACAGCTTTTGAACTCCACTATTGAATCATCCAACAACGCAACAAGCTATTTCCTTGGCGAGACCTATGAAAGGGCCATCGATGATCTTGGTCTGACTGCTCCGTACCACGGAATCATTCTCGGCATCGGATCCGGAACAAGCGGCGTGGGTCCATGGGACAGAGAGCAGCCTTATCGAGATTCCCACTCTGGGTGGTTCTTTGCTCAAAGCTTTTTGGCATCCCCCACAACATCTAGTTATCGTTACGACGACATGCAGAAGTTGTTTAAATTTGTCGGAATCAACGGACATGGTGAGTGGTTGCAAGACAACATTAAGATTTCTATTGATAACATAAAAGCGGCAGAGAACGACAACTACCAGTATGGTACCTTTGATGTTGTTCTTCGAAAAGCTAGTGATTCAGATGCGCAACCCAGCATTATCGAACGATATTCTGCCTGTTCGCTCGATCCAACATCTCCCGATTATGTCGCCATAAAGATTGGAGACACTTATCAAAATTGGGACTCTACGGAGAACAGATATCGAGAGTATGGAGACTATCCAAACCGTTCCCGCTACATTCGCGTCGTCCTGAACGATTCAGTTAAAAACGGCGCCACGCCATCAGCATGCCTTCCGTTTGGAGTCTATGGCCCTCCACGATTTAGGCATTTTGAGTTTCACAGTGGTTCATCAAAGGCGAATGTTGAAGACAATGCTGGCCTAGGCGGCGTCTTTGCAAAGGGATCTGGCAGCAACATGTCGCGCAATGCCGCGGGATCGACCGATGATGCCGGTAAATTAGATAACGCCACCATTGGCTGGGTATATTCAGGTCAGAACCCCATCCCCGCGTCGGTATATGCAGATCAATCCACTTTCGGCACGGCAAGCATTGTCTTTCCAGCCTGCGGTATTCGCTCCACAGCCACACAGGATGGCGCAACATTGAACAGTGCTTATTTTGGCCTCCACACAGGAAAGACAAGTACTAGCACAACGCACGATACTGGATATCCTGACTACTTGAGGTCCCATGGTTCCGATGTTGTTAGTAGTGATGTCTGGGGAGATACCTTCGGAGAAGCCGGATATCCAGCCCCGAACTTCACAGAGCAATGGGTCTTTTCTCTTGACGAGATGGTGCTGGGTACAGGATCAAACTTTGACGGCAGCAAGCCAACTACTGGCCTCACTGAGGCAACTTGGACTTCTGGCTCTCTCGCTACTGGCGATTCTTGGACTGGATCAGGTAGCACTGATGGTAATCTTGGAGAATGTCGCTATCAGAACATTCTTGATTCCAAAATCAACCGATTCACCTCCCCAATGTTTGGCGCCTATGACGGCTTAGATATCACGGAGCGCGATCCTTTCCGCAATACGGTTATCGGCTCTTCAGAGACGGGAGATTATGTCTATCACACTATCCGCCGCGCCATCAACACTGTTGCAGATCCAGAGATGCTTTCATGTAACCTGATAACGATACCAGGACTTACAAATGAGGCACTAACCAAATATTTGATCGATGTTTGCGACTCTAGGGCAGACGCTCTTGCTGTTATCGATGTCAAGGGAGGCTTCCAACCTAGGCATGAGAGCAACAGCGCTATCACTTCGCGAAGAGGCAATCTAGACTCTGTTCTTTCGAACATCAAGGCTCGTAACTTGAACAGCAGCTACGGTTGTGCTTACTATCCATGGGTCACTATCCGTGATGACATCGCCGGTACCTATGTCAAGGTTCCGCCATCTGTTGTCGCGATGGGCGTTATGGCAAATACTGAGAAGAAAGCGGATGTATGGTTTGCTCCCGCAGGCTTCAACCGCGGCGGCCTTTCCCAAGGCGCTAGCGGCCTCACAGTCACTGGTGTTGAAACTAAACTTACATCTCGCAACCGCGACGATCTATACGATGTCAACATCAATCCAATCGCAAGCTTCCCGGCAGAAGGCATCGTCGTCTTCGGCCAGAAGACTCTGCAAGCTACTCGATCAGCGCTTGACCGCATCAATGTGCGGCGCCTGCTGATCTACATGAAGAAAGGAGTCTCCCAGATTGCTGCAACCACGCTCTTCCAGCCAAATGTCCGTGACACTTGGAATGGATTCAAGAGCAGAGCAGAGAACTTCCTCTCTGATGTTAAGGTTCGGTTTGGCATTGATGACTTCAAGATTATACTTGATGAGTCCACTACAACGCCTGATTTGGTCGACCGTAACATCATGTATGCCAAGATCTTTATCAAGCCAACCCGCGCTATCGAGTTCATTGCAATCGATTTTGTTATCACAAGGTCAGGAGCATCGTTCGAAGACTAGCGAAAACAGGGGGAGTTTTTGCTCCCTGATACTATTTATTAATGAAAGACACCAAGGAGAAAACATAAGATGGCGATTCAAGGCGGCAATAATGGAACTTTCTGGACCCAATCTCCAGCAAAAGATCCTAAAAGAGCTTTTAGATTTAAGGTTCAATTTGGGCAATCTGGGGTTCTGTGGTACGCAAAAACAGCCGCTAGGCCTCAACTTTCTTTTACCGAGGCTAGCCATAGTTTTTTGAATCACACCTACTATTGGCCAGGAAGGGCAGAATGGAGTGAGGTTGCGATTGTATTCATCGATCCTGTTGAGCCTGACTTGAGTGGAGACTTGGTGGAGGCGCTCTCTAATGCGGGGTATAGAATCCCAGCCGGAACTACAGAGGGAGACATGTCCTCGATGTCAAAGGCCGGAGCAACACAAGCTCTTGGTCCAAATCCAGACTCTAACGATGTTCAGATTTTCATGATCGATGAAGCTGGAAATGAATTGGAACAATGGACTCTCAAACACGCTTGGATCAAGTCCGTGGAATTCGGTGCCTTGGACTACAGCAGCGACGACATGGTCGACATTACTGTTAATTTCCGATATGATTGGGCGCAATTTGAGAGCATCAGAGACGGCGCCGTGACCAGAGGACCATTCTTCGGCGTCGGCGCTTAGTAAGGTGTGCACATGACCACCGGCTTCTGGACTTCAACCCGAGCGCACGATCCTGCGATGGAATATCGCTTTCGTGTTACAATATCAGGACTGACCAAAGAGACTGGTGCTGATTTTGTGTGGTTCGCCAAGACATGCGATAAACCAAAACTTAATAATCCAATTCTCGGAAAGGACGAATACTTTCTGGGGTCTTGGCTGCCAGACATAAAGCAAAGCGAGGTTATGGACATGCAGCCGATAACCACGGTGCTCATTGATCCTGTTGAGCCACACTTGACCGGGATCCTGATGAAGAAACTGGCCAAAGCTTCAGAATCTGGCTTTCCTAGGTTGGATGGAGAATCCCTATCATCGATCTTTGGAACTGTTACAGTTGAGCAAATGGATCATAGTGGCAATCCCATCGATAAATTCGAATTAGTTGAAGCGTTTCCTATCAGTGTTGATTTTGGATCGCTTGACTATTCTAGTTCCGATTTTGTTACAGTAACTATAGTTTGGGAATACCGAACAATTAAGGGGTTCGCCGGAGTCGGTACCCCAACCACGGGACAAGGAGATGTCAGCGCCGCCCCCATGTCGGATCCGACTTTGAAGGCGTTCGTAGAGACGCCTCCTCCTACCGTTGAAGCGCTTAAGACAGCAACAGACGAGGATATCATTCTAAGGGGCATCGATTAAAGTGTGCAAATTGAATTTTATAACAAGAGGTTAAAATGAGAGACAATAGTCAACGCGTGACGGCACCAGCCGATCCCGCACCACAGCCAAATCCGCTTCTGGATTTTGCCACACCAACAGAGTTGGTGGATTTGCCGTCACAAGGCAAGTTTTATCCTGCGGATCATCCGCTTCACAACCAAGAGACGATTGAAATTAAGTTTATGACAGCGAGGGATGAAGATATTTTAACTTCCCCCTCTCTTCTCAAGAAGGGCGTAGCATTGGACCGCCTTATTCAGAATGTCATTGTCGATAAATCAATTAAGCTTGAATCCCTTTTGTCCGGAGACAAGGCGGCAATCATGATTGCTTCCAGAATCAACGGCTTTGGAGAGGAGTACAAAACAAAAGTAATGTGCCCAAAATGCGAAGAGGCGACGGAACAAACATTTGATTTATCTGAGATCGAAAACTATTATGGCGATGATTATGGAGAATACGACATAACCATCACTGATAGAGGGACTTTTATCATAAAAACTCCCAAAACAGGGATGGCCATCGAAGTTAGACTTTTGGATTCCAAGGATGAAAACATGCTTGTCGACAGAATTAAGAAAAATTCCAAAAAGAAAGAAACTGTCAACACAGGATACATGGATCAGATGAGTTTGATGGTTGTGTCAGTTAACGGCCACAGCGAAGCAGAATTTCGAAAGGTTTTTGTGGAAAATGTCACAGCCTACGAGGCACGCTATTTGCGTTCAGCATATGCAAAAGTGGTACCAGGTCCGATAATGGAACAAGCCTTTGCGTGCTCTTCTTGTGGGCACGAAGAGGAGGTCGATATCCCGATGTCGGTAAACTTTTTTTGGGCTAACAAATGAATACATTGCTGATGTCTATGAGCAGCTATTTCTTTTAAAGCATTTTGGCAATTGGTCATTTATCGAGGCGTACAATCTTCCGATACCTATTCGAAAGTGGTTTCTAGAAAGGCTAGCCAGACAATTTGAAGACGACCGAGAAAGACAAGAAGAAGAAATTAAAAAGGCTCGGAATAACCGGCGCCGTTAAAGGCTTTGGCTCTTTTTCCTTTTCAAAACTATTTACACCTAGGAGAACTTTGCTGTGGCTGATAAACTTGTTATAACTGAGAGCGACATTGATCGCGAGCTTGATTTGTTGCTTGAGGGGCTTGGAGGCATAGGCACCACCGCTCCGGGACCCCCAGACACCTCGATGCCTCCGCCTTCGCGTTCCGATGCATCAACGGCCAAAAAACCTGACAAGCCCAAACGCAGGCCAGAAGATTCTCCTCTCACCAGAGACCGAAGCCGGAAAACCGACCGGACGGTTGGCAACCGGTTGATCATGAAATGGCTCAAAAATCTTAGGAATGAGACTCGTATTAATTTTGAGCCCTCTGCCGTAAGAGCGGCAATTGATCGTGTTATGGAAAAAGCGGTAGGCCCAAGTGTACGGATAAACGAAGCTGCACCTAGTACGCCTAGTGTAATTCGCTGGACAGATCTACACAAAGAGCTAATGGGTGTTCCATATGCCGGCGATCAAAAAGGCGTACTCTCGGCCGACGAGGCAGACAAATTAGGAAAGCACATCATGAACTGGCTTCAGAATGAGCCTAAAGTCACAAAACATGTTAATATTAAATTTGAAATGCCGGGAGATTCTAGAGAAGAATGCGCAAAAGACCAAAAAAGAAACAAAGAGGACGAATGCGTCGATAGATGCCGGCCCGGCTTCCACTGGGTATCGGCGGAAGAACTCGCGGCAGAAAAAGAGAATGCTAGTATGGACGAAGAGATTGATCGCGAACTTGATTCGCTTCTTGAGGCAATTCCACATCCAGGCTTAAGCGCACCAGAGGCGCCAGAAGCAGAAGAGCCAAAGGGGGAGTGCCGACCGGATCCGTGCGAAGATAAAGGCCAAGTGAGAAACGATAAAGGCGAGTGCGTTGACAGAGAAGAGAAGGAACAAGAGGAAGAAAAGCCAAAGGCGAAAGTAGGCCCAGATATAAAAATTTATGATTGGCTAGCCCCCCGCGGCGGGGTCACTGTTGTTGGCGGATACAAATACAAAGGAGATCTTCCAGAAGATCAGTGGGCAAAAATCTTTGGCCAACAAGCCAGCGCGTTTCTTGATATGTATATCTGGCACCATATGGCCAACGCCGCACTAAGGCCAGGCAAATCTATTCCTCGTATTGGACTAGAGGAAGAAAAGAGCCCGCTCTCCGTTCGCGAAGAAGATATTGATCGAGAACTTGATCTTCTATTGTTGGAGTTAACTGCCGCCGATATCACCGGTAAACAACCTGATAAGCCGGCCGAAAGAAATGTCACTGTTGATGATCTTTATAAATTGGTTTTGGGGAAAATGGAAAAAGAACTAGACAACCTTCTCGCTACCATAGTTTCTTTTAAGGTTGCGATAGGGGACGCATCCACAGCAAAGGACGAAAAGCAAGAAGAAAAGATAAAAGAAGTGAAAGCAAAGTACGAAAAAATAAAGCAACGACTAGCTGGCCAGAAGGAAGAGTTGGAAAAATCACCTGAGCATGCCCAGATTTTTAACGATATGAAAGAAAAGTATTACGAGGCACTAAAGAACGAAATTGGCAAAAAACTAAAAGCAAAAGCTCCAGAAATGGCAGATAAACTTGGCCTGACTCTAAGGCCAGACGAAGAAGAAGAAACATCCAGCCCAGAAGAGGAAGAGGAGCCTGGCATGCTACAGGAAGAAAAACTTGTAAACATAACAATCGATTTTAGTGAGATCCGATCAAAGCAGATTGATGAAAGTTGGCTTGTCATGTTTGGTGGCTGGGTTGAGTGGCTTCTTGGAAGGATGTTTGGAACTGGAAAGATTCCTGGCACCATAAAAGGATCCAAAGGCGAAATAGAGTCATTTGCAAGGGCCATGGGAAGCGAAAAGAGATATATCGAGACCGCAAAAAGATATGGACTTGACCACCCGACAACTTATAAGAGCAGAGCAAAGCTCGATGTGGCGACTAAAGGTTTCGAAAGAGAGACCGGCATTAGATGGCCGTTTGAATAGGGGGCGAATAACGCATGGGCGAAAAAACAACAGAAGACTATAATTTAGAAGCCGACGCTCGCGCCAGAGCGGCTCTGGACGACCAGGAACGGCTTGAACTTGACGAGAAAAGGCTGAGGAAAAAGAAAGACATTCTCGCCGTCATGAAAGACATGAAGGCAGTGGGTGCCGCAAGAGAAGAGATTGATGTCGCTTTAGAACAGCTACGCATCGATGAGGCAAGAATAGTCCTCTCCAAAGAGTGGAAAAAACTGTCCGACGACGACCGGAAGGAAAAGAGAAAGTTCTGGCTAGAACAGGAACAAGCGCTTAAAGCAGAAAAAGAAGGCATGGACATGGCCGCAAGCGCCATGAAGCGCTATCTTGGTTTGACGAAAGATTCTGGCAAGATGTTCGAGAATTGGGGCTCCAAGATGAAGGGCATGATGAAGGATATGAAGGAGACGATGACTCTGGGGAATCTCGCCGGCGCCGGCCTCCAGAAAATCGTCGAGTCCACGATAGCCCTTGCTTTGGCCCAAGATGAGGCGGTTGTTAGTTTTAACAAGTCGACAGGCGCAGCCGGAAAATTCAACGACAACATAAGAGGCCTTGAACGCCGCATGTTTAATTATGGCGTTATGACAGATGAGGCAGCCAAGGCTGTGGAATCACTATACAAAAATGTAACCGATTACACTCGAATGTCTAAGACCCAACAGGCCGAGCTTGAAGACACTGTTGCCCTTCTCGGCGAGATGGGAGTTGAAATGAATACGACTTCCAAGAATATGCAATTCTTCATGAAAGTGATGAAACAGGGCACCGCCGCGGCCGCGGCCTCCACTAGAAGACTGTACAGCGCCGCTCAAAACCTGGGAGTGTCAGTTCAGCAGTTATCTGCTGATTTTGAGAAAGCTAAGGGCTTGATCGCCGCTCTTGGAGATACTGGCGAAGAAGCGTTTATTCAATTACAGTCACAAGCAAAGGCATCTGGCCTTTCTTTTGATACATTGCTGTCGACAGTGCAAAAATTCGACACTTTCAGTTCCGCAGCGGAACATGTTGGCAAGCTGAACGCTATTCTCGGCGGCCCATTCCTCAACTCTCTTGAGATGGTTGCAGAAACAGATCCTGCCGAGAGAATGAGAAAACTTAGCGAAGGGATAAGAGAATCTGGAGTGTCTTTCGAAGAGATGGGATACTATCAGAAGAAAGCCATGACGGCCGCCATGGGGCTAAATAACGAGATGGAGCTTGCCCTGTTCTTGAGCGGCGACCTTGAAGATGCTAGGGGCCCAACGCAAACAACGGAAGATTTTAAAGAGCTTGCGGATCAAACTGCACAATTCCAGACAATGATGGATGAATTGAAACAATTTGCTTTATCCATGGCTGGAGATTTAGGGCCAGTGCTGGAGACGGTCAAAGGAATTGTCCATTTTTTCACAGAGTGGGGCGGCACGATAAAAGGTATCATAATGCTGATGGGCGCGCTGAAAGTCGCAACACTGGCATATGCAGCAGCCGAAGCCGCGGTCGCTTATTTTAAATCAATGTCGACGGCTGGAGTGTCCGCGGGACTGGGCCTCGCCGGATGGGCCGCCATCGTCGCCGGCGGCGCCTCCTTTCTGGGGATGTTGTCTATGACCGGAGGCGGCGGAAAAGCCGCGGCAACTCCGAAGAAGAAAAAGAAGCTTTCAAAACTTGCGAAAGGAGGTCCGGTAACCAGTTCTCCCACTTTGGTCGGAGAAAATGGACCAGAATTGATGACGGGTAACATCGGAAACAGGATCCATCCAGCCGGCTCGTTCAATCCCTCCACTCCGGCAGAAGGCGGTTCCGGAGGCGGATTTAACGGAACGATAAATGTAACTGTTAAGCTTGGAGATCAAGAATTGAAAGATTTAGTGCAAGATGTGGAAGTAAAGCCGTATGTCAACGCCAAGAAGAGCAGACTGCATGATTCCATTGTAAAGATTGCAAATCCCCTCTCATGAGTATAAATTTTTAAAAAACAAGCTAATTACTAACAAGGAAGGAATGACATGGCAGCAGCACCAGCGCCAACACCAGCAAAAGCAGTACTCAGTATAACATCTCTCGCCACGGGAAGATTGGTGTGGTGGGATCATTCCGAGATGAAATTGACAGGGTATTCAGATAATGTTTCCCCGAATTTTAACGAAGAGATTGTTTATGGCAGAATGGATCCGATAATGACATATCAAGGCACCACAAGAGCGATTAACCTTTCTTTCAAGGAAGGGCCATATGTGCCGACCGCGCATATCAGTAAATCCAAGGTCATGCTGCAAAGAAGGGGCATGTTAATGAGATCAACGATGCTTTTGGCTATGCAATATCCAACATACAGCGACACTGATAATGCTCTTTCTATTTCTCGACCTCCACTTGTTAGGGTCTGGTTTGCCAATCTAGTTAGGAACGGACGAGGAGGAGGATTGCTGTGTGCCATGCCCAGCGTATCTTTCAAGGCCGAATATGGCCACAACTCAGCCACAGTGCCAACGGTTGACGGCAATGACATTCTTCCCAATGCCGGCACTTGGGAATTTCAGTTTAATGTTCTTCACGAGCAGACGCCCGGTTGGACTGATGATTGGGCCGGCAAATCCGAAGTCAAAGGCCAGTGGATGGGTGGAGAAAAGTGGGGTTCCGAGACTTTTAAAAAGAAAAAGGACAGCAAGGCGCTGCCGCCGTTTGTCAACTCTAAAGACCAGATATCAGCGCCGACTAAAACCGGATTGGAAAGCATGCCAACAGCAGAGCAGCAAAAGTGGGGCATCGACCAGTTGCTGAAGCCCCCACCAACCAAAGAAAAATGAGGATAATTAATAATGTCAAGATATGAAACAGAAGTCATAGGAACAAATGATTCTGAGCTTTATGAAGAATTTAGAGAAGAAAGAAACACCAAAAGGTTGAAACAATATCGAACACCTCAGTTTCCAAAACTCTCGACTGCTGTCCGACAGCGCTTTTCTTCCCTGTACCATACATGGAAAATGGGGGATAGCTACTGGAGATTAGCCGCACAATACTATGGAGACGAAAGATTGTGGTGGGTTATCGCTTGGTACAATGAAAAGCCAACAGAAAGTCATGTTGTACCAGGAGATATTCTCGCCATTCCAAAACCAGTGGAAGAGTTGGTCTCCTTTTTCCAGTTCGGAGCGTAGAGCTACATGGGTCATTATTATTACAATGAAGAACAGAACTTAGCTGAGGGATCAGTAAAGTATGACTTAGCTAAGATTATGGAGATGACAAGCGAAAAAGATGCTCACGACGCTCTGGACGACTTTCTCGATAGATACCCAGGTCTATCTGACGATGAACACCCAAATTGGCCGCTGGAACAAATAATTACCTACGCGGCCAAAGAGGGCCTAGTTGAGGGCAACATTGCTGATTGGGTCTCGGACAATCCAGACCAATTTGGAGATATAGCCGAAACACTCACAGATATAGCGCTCGGTACCGTGACCGGCAAAGTGGAAACGACGGGCGGGCCCGACGCTGCCGCGGCCAATTTAAGCAGAAGGGAAAAACAGAGATGGGGCAGGGGGGACGACGATGGCCAGACGGTTGCTGATAGTATTATCCAAGAGGGTATGAATGCTATAGCCCAAGGTGAAGCCGGCGGCGTCGGCGCGCCGACTGCCGCATTTGCACTCCTGATTGGCGCCGGGGAAACAGACACGGAAGGCCTCAGAGTGCGCGTCGGGATAGAGAACATTCCCATAGACTCCGAAGCGCTAAAAGATAAATACGGCACAGAGGGAAAGAAAGCTGATGATCTTTACGGCGGCGTAGTGATCAGGGCCACAGATCCGGATAGCGCATTTGAGAAGGATAATGTCGAAGGCCGAGCAAGCCTGGCCAGAACGGCATATCAATGTTTTCTTCTTCACAACATCGATGAATTCAAAGACTTTCATCGCGGCAAGGAAGATGACATCTATTGCCATGGTCCCAACTCGCCAGTGTACAAATTCGCGGACGGCAAAACACCTAGAATTATCCTTGCGGAAGAGGATGAAAAAAATGCCCAAGGTTCTGTCAACA